ATGGCTGGTGGAAAGAATAAATTAAGCGATACAGCGCTTCGTAAAATGAATGGCCGGGAAAGCCCTGCTGATAACTTTTATGCAGACGGTGATGGGCTGAGCATTAAAGTGTCAAAAGCTGGTGTGCTAACCTGGTACTTCACATATAGGACTGGTGGGCGAGGAACCGCGTCACAGCGCATCAAGCTGGGTAACTATCCTTCACTATCGCTCAAAGCTGCGAGAGAAATGCGTGAGCAGTGTCGCTCCTGGTTGGCTGGGGGAGTGAACCCAAAGTTTCAGCTTGGTATAACTAAGCAACAATCGCTACAACCCGTCACGGTTAAAGAGGCGCTTGAATACTGGATCACAGAGTACGCAACACACCGCCGCTCAAACGTCTCAAAACATATCGAGCAACTCCAGAAGCATATCTACTCCTATATCGGTGATTACCCACTTTCAATGTGTGAAACCCGTCATTGGCTCGAATGTTTTCGCCGGGTAAGAGCTCATGCGCCGGTGGCCGCTGGTTATCTTCTTCAGATGTGTAAGCAGGCTCTTAAATTCTGCCGTGTGCATCGTTATGCCAGCAGTAACGCTCTGGATGACCTGACCATAGATGATGTGGGCAGAAAGCAGCGTAAGCGCGACAGAGAACACACACAGCAAGAACTGGCAGATATATGGCTGGCATGCCAGAACAAGCGTTTTACGCCTTACTACACCGCTCTGGTTCGCCTGCTGGTGGTATTCGGTTGCAGGACACAGGAATTAAGACTTTCACGTCTCTCTGAGTGGGATTTGAAAGATTGGATATGGATTGTGCCGCGTGAGAACAGCAAGGGGGGTGAGCGCATTGTGAGACCCATTCCTGATGGTGTCCGGGAGTTTGTGCAGCAGCTGGTGGAAGAAAACAAAAGAACGGGCCTGCTGCTTGGTGTTGAGAAGAAACCAGAGGCCGTCAGTCAGTGGGGCAGAAGCCTGTATAAACATCTGGGGCATTCTGAGCCATGGACGCTTCACGATCTGCGTCGGACGTTCTCTACCACACTAAATAACATGGGAATAGCGCCACACGTTGTAGAGCAGTTGCTCGGCCATACATTGGGCGGCGTCATGGCTGTATATAACCGCAGTCAGTATCTGCCAGAAAAGCTGGATGCGCTCAACAAATGGATGGAAAGATTAGAGCTGTTGTCTGAAGTTAACGAAAAACTATTTTTTATAAAGGCGGTCAAATGATGGAAATTACGAGAAAATATTATCCTATTGTGGAAGCTGCTAAAAGAATGAATTGTCATGAGTCTGATATTATTCACTTGATAGCTAATAATGGTTTAGATGCTTATGTGTTCATGAATAATTTTAAATGTCATGATGGGAAACCTATGCATTTAAATCTAACCAACGATATAGTTAAATCGATTGACTGCTTTAATTCCCTATCTGGTGAGATGTGGGATATTTACGACATTAATTATTATGATAATAATGAATTAATTCAATATTCTGGGTATTACGCGGGTGTAATTCATGGTCTTTTCTATGTTGAGGGTGGTTACATTGCACCTTTGGAGTTTGGTAATGAAAATGTAATTCTACAGCAAATTTCGACAAAAAAAGATACTGGAGAAGGTGATTATCCTGTAGATGTTAATTTCTTATCTGAACATTTAATGGTTGATAAAAGTAAGATTTGCATTTTAGAAAAAGATATATCTGATTTATCTAAAATAGATGCTTCTGAATCGAGAAAGACAATTGCCAAAAAAGCTGAGCTGATTCCTCAGTTGTTAAAGATGATGCCTGAGTTTAATAACTTGGATTTGGATACAATGCCTGTTGCAAAAATAATATCTTTAGTTGAAGCTGCGGCGGCGGCAAAAGGAGTTGAGATACCCAAAACTGACAAACAGACTTGGGCAAAATATTTAGGTAGAAAGTGATATCACTCCTTAGTTAGGCGATATCGCCATCCCGCGATTACAAACCCTCTTTAATGCTCTCGAACTTAAACGAACGAGGGCACCTATCAATGATTCAAATCAAACACCCCACCCAAATTACAGAGCGTGTTATCCGCGAATCTGAATGCAGAGAACTCACCGGAATTTGCCGCACTACCCGCTACATGATGGAAAAAGAAGGTAAATTTCCTGCTCGCCGTAAGCTGGGTGGCCGCTCTGTAGGCTGGCTCCTTACTGAAATTACCGAGTGGCAGCAGAATCAGCCAAAAGTATCGCTCGGCAACTTAGCGTGAGGTGTCTATGAACATAATTCATCAGGGCACCAGCCCTTTAAAAATGACCAGCCGCGAAATTTCTACCCTTGTTGGAAAAACTCACCGGCACGTAATGCGAGATATTGAAGTGATGCTTGGGCAGCTTGGGGAGCGTCCTGAGGGGTATGCTCGATTTTGGACACACCCCCAAAACGGGCAGACTTACCGTGAGTATGTACTGGATCGTGATCACACCGAATGTTTGATTACCGGCTATAGCGCAATTCTCCGCATGAAAGTGATTAAGCGCATACGTGAGCTGGAGAGCGCCAGCGCTTTACCTGCTAACTATCCTCAGGCATTACGCCACGCGGCTGATATGGCAGAGAAGACAATAAAACTTCAGAGCCAGCTTGCAGATGATGCTCCCAAAATAGACTTTGCTGAGCGCGTAGCAGATATCACCAAAGGTGTATCTATCCCCAACTATGCAAAAGCGGTTGGGCTCGGGCCGGTAAAACTTTTTGAGTGGATGCGGGGGCAGGGAATACTTATTAGCGGTGGTCAGCGCCATAACCTTCCAATGCAGCGCTTTATCGATCGCGGTTACTTCGCCGTTCGCCAGAGCGTATATGACGCACACGGGGAAAAACGAGCTTCATTTACGACGATGCTGAGCGGAAAAGGTGAGCAGTGGTTAACTAAAAAGCTGCTAGATTCAGGAATGTTCAGGGTGGGTAAAGCAGATGCCAAATAAAGCAAAAGCGGCCCTGCAAGGCCGCTCCTGTCACACAGCAAAACTAACTAATCGCAATCAAAATATCACACTGGTTGCGCGGGTCAACAGTTATGCAGCACTGGCAGGCATTTTATCAAACCGAGTGAAAGTAAAAGATTTTGCAAACCAAAACGCCATAAGCTGTGATCCTATCCGACTATCTTTGAGCGCGCCGGTTCTGAGCTTTTACCCCAATGAGGGAAAAGACCGATTACCTCAAAACAAGGTTATCGAAGAAATTAGTTACTTACAGATTAAGGCTCAGGCATTTCTCCAAATCTGGGGAGATAATCTGGCTCCTGAAAAGTCAGGAGATTACTGTCATCATTCTGAATCTTTGCGCTTGCCCCGGGCAAGATATGCGTCTACGTCAGCAGAAAGAGCATTTGTAATCGTTCTGGGTGTAAAGCCAGCCTTTTTCCGCTCACGCTTCTTCTTGCGGAGGGTGCGCAAATCCTGCTCGGATACAGCGTTTGTTGTGCGGTCAGGAAAGCCTTCTGCTGGTGGATCGTCATCATCAGAGGGCCAACGCTTCATAGCTTACTCCTTTAATTCTGTGCCACGCTGCGCCAGTTCTTTGCGGATAATCCTTTTTATCCAAGCCGAAACTGTAGCGTCACCATCTTGGGCCATAGCTTTTTTGATCTCCTTATTGAGTTCATCCTCAACCCGTAAAGCGATCTGCTTACTTCCTTTACCTTTAATTGAAATGGTTGACACTTGGTTGACTCCTTCCTATAGTTGGGCTTGTCAGGATTGTATGACAAGTGTCAACCAAAAAGCAACGCCCCGAACTGTTGTAGCAGTGTCGAGGCGTCTCACCAAACCGTTAACTGGAGTAACGACTATGGCTAAGACTCATAGTACCCAAACTCACCCTAAATTTACATGGCGTTTTCTGGCTATTGATCGCGCTGACATGGCGGCTAAGCCATGCCTCCTGTCAGTCATTGCAGAAAATGAGAAAGACGCCCGCCGCGTACTGGCCCCGTACTTCATTCTTTCACTGGCTGCACGCCTGCCGGTAGTGGTGGTGAGCCATGCATAACATTCAACCTAAACAGCGCTGGCAGAACAGCCGCGGCGAACTGGTCACTGTAGTGGCAGCAGCTTTTAACCGTGTAGCGTTTGTCCGTGATGGTTTCGACATGCCTTGCACGTGGTCAGAGCAGCGCTTTACCAAAGAATTCACCTTAGTTCAGGAGGTGAACCATGCCTAAAGCAGATATCACCCCACTCGGTACGGCTCGCCTCAACTTGGGGCTGTACGGTATGCATCAGGTCTGTGCGTTGTTAATCGCTCTGGAGCACAGCAGCGGGGAAATGGAATCCGGTGATGTTACTGCTGCCATTTCAGGCATAAATAACCTTGTTCGCCAGATTAATCTGGACATGGATAAGGCAATGCTGGAGGGCGCTGACAATGACTGATAAAGCGCAGTTCTCAAACTTCTGCCAGTTAGAGCAGATGCATTCAGACGATCTTCGCATTGGTCAGGTCATGGGGCAGGCCAGTAACCCGGATATCAAAAATATCTCCCGCGCACGGCTACTGCGTATTAGTAACGGACTGCATCACCTGCTGACTGAGGTTATCCCCCAGATAGAGGACATTCCGTTGAGGCAGGAAGTGTACTTATGGGTAAGCCGCTGTTATCAAATCACGCAGTTTGAGCAGATCGATCAGGAAAAGGGGCGTTAATCATGAGAGTACGTAAAGCCCCAAATGTTAAATATCTGCCGAGTGACCAGGGTGAGGAGGCCATTATTTTTGCGGGTGCCGAAGCCTGGTCGTTTGCCAAAAGCTGGCAGGACTCCAATCCGATGAACGACAAAACACCGCCCGTGGTTCTCAGCCCTAAGGAACTCAGGGATTTAAGCGCTGTGACAATCATCAATGAGGGTCGCCGCTACGTCAGCGTTTATCGGGGCGGTAACCTGACACAGACTGAGATCACCACTATAGCGACAAAGCTGGCGCTTGCTGGTGTGAAAGAGGCCCGTCTGTACGATGAGGCATATCAGTTGCTTGAAGACTGGACGGCGCAACTTCCACGGCTGAAAGAGGAAGCGGAGAAAGGTCAGAGCGTGGTAATCAGCCTGCCAGTAAAGAACGTGCGCCCTGAGCCGGGTGATGAGCTTAAAGCGCGGGTAGAAAGGCGCGAAGACGGTCTGTTCTGGATTACGCCTAAAGTCGATAAGGACAGCGGCGAGATCATCAATAACGAGGCGTGGCTCTGCTCGCCTCTTGAGGTGGTCGGTTCTGGCAGCGATGGCGCGGAGCGTTATCTGGTGCTCCGCTGGCGTTCGCCGCGAGGCAAAGAGGATATTACCCGGCCCATTCCCAGCGCTGATATTGGTGAGCGTGACGGCTGGCGGGCGTTAAAAGCTGGTGGGGTGAACGTCACGACCAAAAGTTCTTACCGGGCTATCCTGGCTGACTGGCTACAGCAGAGTGGCAGCGGTCAGGAATGGATTATCAGCCAGACCACCGGCTGGCATCACGGCGCGTATATCATGCCGGATGGTGAAGTGATCGGCGAACCTGAGACACCAATCCTGTTTAACGGGCGCAGCGCGGCTGCGTCAGGTTATGCAGTATCCGGCACGTCTGAGAGCTGGAAGCAGTCTGTGTCGCGTCTGTCCTGTGGTAACCCGTCAATGATGTTGGGCGTAGCTGCTGCACTCTCAGCGCCGCTTATCGGGCTGGTGGGTGCTGACGGGTTCGGCGTTCACCTGTTCGAGCAGTCCAGCGCGGGCAAAACGACCACGGCCAACATTGCCAGCAGTCTCTGGGGTGAGCCTGACGCACTGCGCCTGACGTGGTACGGCACGGCGCTGGGTATTGCCAACGAAGCGGAGGCACACAACGACAGCCTGTTACCGCTTGATGAAATCGGGCAGGGCAGCAGCGCCAAAGACGTGGCCACGTCTGCCTATACCCTGTTCAACGGAGCCGGAAAACTACAGGGAGCCAAGGAAGGCGGCAACCGTGACCTGAAGCGCTGGCGCACGGTGGCGATCAGTACCGGTGAAATGGATATCGAAACCTTCCTGTCTGCGGGTGGAATCCGCGTTAAGGCCGGGCAGCTTGTTCGCCTGCTGAATATCCCGATGGAAAAAGCGTCTGTGTTCCATGAGTACCAGAGCGGCAAGCAACATGCCGATGCGCTGAAGGAGGCCTATCAGGCTAACCACGGTGCAGCAGGCCGCGAATGGGTATGCCATCTGGCATCCCACCAGCAGGAGGCTAAACAGGCGGTGCGTGATGCGCAGACGCGCTGGCGGGCGCTGATACCGGCTGACTATGGTGAGCAGGTGCACAGGGTGGGTGAGCGGTTCGCCATTCTTGAGGCGGCGCTGGTCATGGGAACAGCCATTACGGGCTGGACGGAGCTACAGAGTCGTGACGCCATACAGCACTGCTTTAACGCCTGGGTAAAAGAGTTCGGCACCGGCAACAAGGAGTATCAGCAGATCATCGAGCAATGCGAAGCGTTCCTGAATGCACATGGGCTGAGCCGGTTTGCGCCACTGCCTTACAATCCGTCAGACATGCCGATACGCGATCTGGCTGGATACAGGGAGCGTGGCAAGCATGACGATTCACCGATGGTGTTTTACACATTCCCGGCGACCTTTGAAAAAGAGATGGCTCAGGGTTTCAACGCCAAGCAGTTTGCACGTGTTTTGGCAGAGTCCGGGATGCTCACGCCGCCAGCCAGTGGCAGAGGTTACCAACGTAAGTCGCCGCGCATCGATGGAAGGCAAATAAATGTTTATGTTATGCAGTATCAACAGGATGAGCATGAAGAATAGTTACACGTAAGCGTTTATTTTGTTGGTTCAGTTGGTTCACTGATACAGATAAGTTATTAGTTATATGATTCTACTGATAATTTTATTTAAAAACTGAACCAACACTGAACCAACAAACAGCGATTTTGAACCAACAAGCGTGTGATTTGAACCAACAGGATTTAAGCCTCGAAAAATTGTGAGTCGTACTGAACCAACATCAAAACCCCGTTTGTTGGTTCAAAACGGGCCTTTGTTGGTTCACTTTTCAAAAAATAATCCTTTTAAAACAATCATCTTTACAAATTGAACCAACTGAACCAACTGAACCAACAACGTTTTGTTTATATATACGAAAAAGAGAGGATGTTATGGGTGCAAAACTGACAGATGAACAGATTTACTCACAGGTGCTGATTAGCAAAGTTGCAGAGCATCAGGATCACTTCGGTATGCCGCGCAGCAAAACAGAATTACAGCTTATGGCGCTGAGTGATTATCGTGACATGTCACGCCGTGATGCTTTCTTTTATGTCGATCACAATGGTTTCCTGCGCCACCAGTTTTCCGGCGAAGTATTGGCCTCAAACCAAGCGCAAGTTGAGGAACTGATAAACCGATTGAATGAGATCAAACAGGAAGTGAAGGATTAAACATGCAGACCTGGTATTACCAGGTCTGAGTGAGGATATTCACATAAAGAAAATATCTTTAGTCCTGTCAAATTTATCAGTAATGAAATGCGCTTCGGCAGGGCATTCCATGTTTTTACAGATATTCTTCCAGAGAGAGTCATCAAAACGGTTATCGAGATAAAAGTATCTGCACAGATGAAGCAAGTCAGACCTATCCCAATCACCACCATATCCACTACGAACCTCAAGCTCATCTTCCAGCTTGTAAAACGTCAACTCTTCTTTAGCAAGCCACGCATCATCAAGTCGTTTCAGTAAAAACTCGCCTTTTTTACGAGAAATTTTAAAAAACTCCTCGTATGACTCATGAGGCATGCCAGGCACGCTTCCATCTGTATCGTTTAAAAAAGGATAAACACCTGACTCCCAAGCATAAAGATAAGAGTCCGTAAATTCATCATGATGTTTGGCGATATGCATTACTTGAATACGTTGTTGCGCAAATAGCGCCTTCATAATCTGGCTTTCGTTCATTTCTGCTCCTAACTGTGTGTTTGAATATACTTGTCAGGCTAATTTGAATGATTAATTTTGTAAATTATTTGTTCGTGCATTATCGCTATTGTTCAGGCGTACAAACTGCTGTTTACTCCATTTTTATCATGTATATCTTAGAGAGTGGCACTCAGACGTGAGCCGCCACTGGCCGTTAAATCAAGCTGTAGTGAGTACAGCCTGCGCGAGGCAGAAAAAGGTTTAACGGCCTCCCCTTCCCTGTCGGTTTCACGTCTTAACTTTTTATTGTTACGAGAAACCACTTCATGAAAAAACTTTTTGAACTGCGCCAGCAGCAAACCGCCCTCAAAGACCAGATGCGATCTCTGCTGACCACCGCAGACGGTGAAGATCGCAGCCTGAACGACGAAGAAGGCAAACAGTTTAACGAACTCCGCGACAAAGTCGTTGCCCTTCATCTTGAAATCTCCCGCCGTGAAGCCGTACAGGACGAAGACCGCAGTCAGCCAGGCATTCCCGCAGAGGGTAAAGGCGTCACTAACGACGAGTTGCGCACCTACATCCTGACCGGGGAGCGCCGCGCCCTGTCTACTGCCGTTGGCGCTGACGGCGGTTATACAGTTATCCCTGAACTGGACAAAGAAATCATGCGCCAGCTTCAGGATGACAGTGTGATGCGTTCCATCGCCACGGTGAAGACCACCAAAACCAACGAATATCAGAAGCTGGTGTCTGTTGGTGGCGCTACGGTTAAGCGCGGTACGGAAGGCGAAGACCGCACCGAAACCGCCACGCCGAAGCTGGAAGAAGTCAGCATTAAACTGAATCCGATTTACGCCTACCCGAAAACCACTCAGGAGATTCTCGATTTCTCCGAGGTGGATATTCTGGGCTGGCTGTCGTCTGAGGTTGCCGATACCTTCACCGCCGTGGAAGAAGACGATTTTGTTAACGGCGATGGCGTGAAGAAGGCGAAAGGCTTCCTGACCTATCCCCGCGCGGCCACTGGCGACAAGGCCCGTCCGTTCGGTACGCTGGAAAAAATCGTTTCATCTGGCGTGACCGCTGACGGCCTGATCGACCTGCTGTACAAGCTGAAGGCCAAATACCGTAAAAATGCGGTCTGGGTGATGAACTCCAACACCGCCGCAGCCCTTCAGAAGCTGAAGAACGGCAACGGGGATTACATCTGGCGAGATCGTCTGGTTGCCGGTTCTCCGGATACGCTGCTGGGCCGTCCGGTTCAGTACGTTGAAACGATGTCAGATGCCGCAGCCGGTAAAGCGTTTCTGGCCGTGGGTGACTTCAGACGCGGTTATTTCATCGTTGACCACACAACCGGCGTGCGCACCCGCCCGGACAACATCACCGAGCCGGGCTTCTACAAAGTCCATACCGACAAATACGTTGGCGGCGGCGTGGTGGACTCTAACGCCATCAAAGTGCTGGAAATCGCTGGCTCAGGCTCCTGATTCAGTTAATGAGGGGCTACGGCCCCTTTTCAGCCTCTGTGGAAGCCGACAATGAAAACAAAAGAATTTGAAATCCGCACCTCTGAAGTCACCGCCAGCGATAAAAAGCTGGTGGGCTATGCCGTGCGCTGGAACAGCCTGTCAGAAGTTATCTGGGATGAGTTCCGCGAACAGTTTGCGCCGGGGGCCTTTACTGACAGCCTTGCCGCTGGTGGGGATGTTCGCGCCCTGTATGAGCATAACTACACCCAGCTTCTGGGCCGCACCAAATCCGGCACGCTGCAACTCTCGCAGGACGATACCGGCTTACGCTTCGAGCTGACGCCGCCTGACACGCAGTTAGGCCGTGACGTGCTGACGCTGGTGGAGCGTGGTGACCTGTCCGGCATGAGCTTTGGCTTTCGTGCGCTCAAAGAGTCATGGGATATCGCCCAGGCACCTTACCTGCGCACCATCACCACGGCTGAGTTAATCGAAGTCACCGTCACCAGTATGCCTGCCTACCCCGAAAGCGCGGTTGAAGTGGCGCAGCGTTCCCTTTTTACCCAGCATCCTGAGTTACGCCGCCATGGTGATAACCGCCGCCGCTGGGCTGATTTAGCGGGGCTGTGATATGTGGCCTTTCAGCCGTAAAAAAGAAGAACAGCGCAGCATGACGATTGATGAGTTTATGGCGATGGCAGGGATTCCCAATACCGGTTCAGGTGAATACGTTTCATCCGGTACAGCGGAATCCCTGCCGGCGGTCATGAATGCCGTGTCGGTCATCAGCGAGGCGGTGGCAACCATGCCGTGCTTCCTTTATCAGGTTCGCCACATCAACGGACAGGAAGAACGCGAGTGGATGAGTAACCACCCGGTGGATTTTCTGCTCAATGAGCGCCCGAACGAGGTGCAGACCGCCTACCAGTTCAAACGTACCATGATGCGCCACTGCCTGCTGAACGGTAACGCCTATGCGGTGATTACGTGGGGCCGTGACGGTCAGCCACAGTCGCTGTATCCCTATGCGCCGGGTTCGGTTGTGCCGGAGCGCATCGGCGAGCGTAAATTCCGCTACAACATCACCGAGCCGTATACCGGTAACGTGCGCGTTTATCTTCAGGAAGAAATCCTTCACCTGCGCTATGCCACGGAAGACGGCTTTTTAGGTCGCTCACCCGTTTCCGTCTGCCGCGAAGCGCTGGGGCTGGGTCTGGCTCAGCAGCGTCACGGGGCCAGCATTATGAAAGACGGCATGATGGCATCGGGCATAGTGAAGGCCAAAGAGTGGTTCGACAGCGTTAAGGGCAAGCAGGCACTTGACGCACTGGAGCGCTACAAGGGCGCACGCAACGCCGGAAAAACGCCGATTCTTGAGGGTGGTATGGAGTACGAGCAGTTAGGCATGAGCAATCAGGATGCGGAATGGCTGGCCTCACGCAGGTTCTCCATTGAAGACATTGCCCGCATGTTCAACGTGTCGCCAATCTTCCTGCAGGAATACAGCAACAGCACCTACAGCAACTTCAGCGAGGCGAGTCGCGCCTTTGCCACAATGACCATGCGCCCGTGGCTGACCAACTTTGAGCAGCAGATTAAATCCGCGCTGGTGGCGTCTCCGTCCGTTCCCGGCATCCGCTATCAGGTGGAGTTCGACACGGCCGACCTGCTGCGCGGCACGCCGAAAGAGCGCTACGAGAACTACCAGACCGGCATTAAAAACGGCTTCCTGAGTCCGAATAACGCCCGTCTGCTGGAAGGGATGCCGCCGCGTGAAGGCGGTGACGAGTTCAGCCAGGCATGGAAACAGGAAGTCAGCGTGAAGAAGTCCGGGGAGGCTGATCAGTGAGAGCCGGAAAAATGAAGCGCCGTATTACCTTCCAGGTATCGGATAACAGGCGTGGAGAGTACGGGGAAGTCATCCGCGACTGGCGGGATGTTGCCACGGTTTGGGCAGAAATCAGGGCCATCAGCGGCAAAGAGTTAATCGCATCCGGTGCTCAGCTTTCGGTAGCAACAGTCCGTATCTGGACACGCTACCGTGACGATATCACCACCGCTAACCGCATCCTGTACAGCCTGCCAAACATTCGTGGTCAGGTTTACGGCATTGTGGCCGTCATTCCCGATACGGACCATTCCCGCCTGGAAATTCTCTGCAAAGGAGGGATATCCAATGCCTGAGTTAATCACGCTGGCAGAAGCAAAGATGCACTGCCGCATTGACGCCGACTACGAAGACGCGCTGATTCAGGCCTACATTGCCGCCGCGCTGGAGGTCTGCCAGCAGCATATCGGCAAACGCTTTGACACTGAACCACCACAGATTGATTTCAATCCTGCCCTGAAGGTGGGCTGCATGATGTACGTCTCACAGCTTTATGAGTACCGCACCACCGTCAGCGATATCGAAGCCAAAGAGGTGCCGATGGCGATCTCCGCGCTCTGGTCAGCGTACCGTAATCCGGGAGTGTACTGATATGCCGTGGCAACCTTTACGCCGGTGCAGTGAGCCGGGATGCAACAAGCGTGTTAAGTCAGGCAAGTGTGATGAGCACAAACGGGAATCCTCACGACAGCAGAACGCCCGCCGTGGTGGACGCCGTGAGCGTGGCTATACGCCTGAGTGGGATAAATACCGCCTGGTGTTTCTGAGTGCTAATCCGCTGTGCGTGCACTGCCTGAAAGAGGATCGCTACACCGCTGCAACCATCGTCGATCACATCATCCCGATTAACGGCGGCGATGACGTACTGTTCTGGCCTGCCAGCAATCATCAGCCGTTGTGCCATTCCTGCCACTCACGCAAGACCACCACCACTGACCCGCTGACCAAGCAGCAGCGGAAAGCCGGTAAGTTCAGGGAGCAGGAAGAAGCCGCCGCGCAGCGCAACAACTGGATGTATGACCATGACTGAGCAGGAGATGAAACAGATTATGGCAGGCATCACCCGCAGTCGTGACCAGTTCACCCGCAGACAGCCCGCCAGCAAGGGCAGGCGCATGAGAGAGCGTGAGCGTGACATCCGAGAGGCGATGCGCAACCGCTGACCGTTCAGGGGTGAAATCATTGCAGATGCAACTATATCAATGAGAATGATTATCATCGAGGGGTGGGGGTGTCTGCCATGACAACGCCCTGACCCGGTGGCACCACCCGCCTCCTCAGATTTTTACGCACGGTGATTTTTTTGAAAATAAAACGAGCAGGAAAATAATTTTTTATGGCCAGACCTCCGAAACCGCCGGCTTACCTCGATGAGATTGCGGCGCAGCAATGGAAAGCGAAGGCGAAACAGCTTGCGGAACGTGGAGACCTGACGCCCGCCGACTGGAACAGCCTGGAGCTTTACTGTGTTAACTACGCCATGTACCGCCGAGCGGTGGCAGACCTTGAGAAGCGCGGCTTCAGCATCACAAACAGTCAGGGCGGCGAGAGCCGCAACCCGGCGCTGAGTGCCAAAGCGGACGCCGAGAAAATCATGATCAAAATGTCCTCGCTGCTGGGCTTCGATCCGGTCAGCCGCCGCCGTACTCCGGTTGAAACCGAAGAGGAAGACGAACTTGACCGCCTGGCATGAGTACGCAGACGCCATAAAATCGGGCGAAATTCCTGCCTGTAAACGGGTAAAACAGGCCGTAGAACGCTACTTTTCAGACCTGAATGACCCCCGTTACCGGTTTGATTCCGCAACCGTTGAGCGCTTTATCGCCTTCTCCGTGTTGTGTCCGCACGTCAAAGGGCCGCTGCGCGGTAAGCCGATAGCGCTGGAGCCGTGGCAGCAGTTCGCCTTTGCCTGCCTGCTGGGGTTTAAGGTGGCGGCAACCGGGCGCCGTAAATACAAGAGCGCCTACATTCAGGTGCCGCGCAAGAACGCCAAATCCACCGTGGCCGCTATGCTGGCGAGCTGGTTTCTGGTGATGGAGGACGGCCAGCAGGACATTTACACTGCCGCCGTGAGCCGCGATCAGGCCCGTATCGTTTTTGATGACGCGCGTCAGATGTGCCTGCTGTCAAAACCGCTTCGCAGGCGTCTGACCATTCAGCAGCACAAAATGATTTATCCAAAGTCCAACAGCCTGTTAAAGCCACTGGCGGCAAAAGCGTCCACGATTGAGGGCACCAACCCGAGTCTGGCGGTTGTTGATGAGTATCACCTTCACCCTGACAACGGCGTGTATTCGGCCCTTGAGCTTGGCATGGGCGCACGTCCTGAAGGGCTGCTGTTCGCCATCACCACAGCAGGCAGCAACATCGTGTCGGCCTGTAAACAGCACTACGACTACTGCTGCCAGATTCTGGCGGGTGAGGAGGTCAACGACTCGCTGTTCGCGCTCATCTACGAGCTGGACGACGAGGCAGAAATAGACGACCCGGCCATGTGGATCAAGGCCAACCCGAACCTGAATATCTCCGTTGACGCCACGGCGCTGGCAGACACCATCAGCAAGGCGCGGGGCATTCCCTCGCAGTGGGTGGAAATGCTGACCAAGCGCTTCAACATCTGGTGTCAGGGGGCTACGCCATGGATGGGCGCGGGCGCGTGGGACGCCTGCAAAGCTGATTACAGTGAATCTGACCTGCACGGTCTGGAGTGCTATGCAGGCCTTGACCTGTCCTCAACCGGCGACATTGCCAGCGTCTGCTACGCCTTTCCGTCTGACCGTGAAATCCGGCTGCTGACCCGTCACTACCTGCCCGAGGCGCAGTTACAGAACGTGGCGAACAAGAACCGTGCCGTCTACCGCCAGTGGGCCAGAGCGGGCTGGATACGCACCACGCCGGGAGACTGCATCGACTATGACCGCATCCGGGACGATATCCTGCGCGATGCGGAGACGTTCGGCATAAAGCTGGTGGGTTTCGATACCTGGAACGCCACGCACCTGCGCACCCAGCTACAGGGCGCGGGGCTGGACGTTGAGCCGTTCCAGCAGACCTACCTTAAATTCAGTCCGGTGGCGAAGTCGCTGGAGGTGTTCGTTAACCGTAAGGTCATCCGTCACAACGGCGATCCGGTGCTGGCGTGGGCCATCAGTAACGTGGTGATGGAAAGTGACGCCAACGCCAACATCAAGCCCAACAAAAAGAAATCGGCCAACAAGATTGACCCCGCTGTGTCCGCGCTCATGGCGTTCGGCACATGGCAGGCAGAGCATGAAGACTTTGCATTCAGCATGAGCGACAGCCACAAAGCGCGGCTCAGTCATTTCAACGGAATCTAACGGAGCAGAATATGAAAAATATTGCAGAAGCGCGGGAAAAAGTTTTTCAGATGTTCGGCAGTGACGGCTTGCAGGCCTTTGACGAGGTGATCCGCGATGAGGCGGGTACGATCACCATCGGAGAAAACCGGGTGACGTTCCACGACACAGAGGGCGCTCTCCGCTTCAGGGCCGGTGAAGAACTGCCAGAGGAAAAACAGTAATGGCACAGTGGGGTTTCGGCGTCTGGGATGCCAACGGGCGGGATGTTAACAAGGGATTGCTGCCCACGCTGGTGCTGTCGTATGTCGCGTTAGCGTCCGGTCAGCTTAACAGCTCCTGGTCGCTTAACGTTCCGTCAGGTACACGCCTGAACTTTCATTTTCTGCTGAACGGAAATGAGAACGGCGACGGTGACCGCAGAAGTATCACGGTAAATGGCAATACCGTAAACATGAGCGCCGCGGCATCCACCGCCACCGGCGATAACATTTTCCCGCCCGGCGCTGCCTGGCTGATTTTCTGGGCGTCCTGATATGGCTGGATTTGGTGCGATGCTGTCATTCCCTGACGGCACACCCTTTTACATTGACGGCACGATACCGCTGGCGCTGGTGTACAAACGCGATTTCTCGTTTGATGCCAGCAGCACCACGGGCATGTTGCTTGAACCCAATACGGGCGTTCCCTACCTGTATTTTATCCGTTTTAACGAACCGTATTCATGGGGTTACCAGCATCCCGGCGCAGACAGCGCGGCAGGTAAACACGTCATTGATGTCGGGGCTTACAGCGGCGGCACGGTATCGGGGCGTCTGTACTGCTTTGGCGCTGTTCCTCAGAAATTTCCGGCATTTGGTATCGCCATATGGAACGCGAATAAAGAGTGCATCCTGACGCATGAAACCGTGACGCTGAAGGGGCTAAACAAAACGGGGGCCAGCGGCAACGCAGGAACGGCGGTTTACCTCAATGAAACCCTTCCCGGCACGAAGGCCATCGCGCCCGGGCGAACGGGGATAATCATCTACTCACAGAGCGTAGGCGGGCGTCCGGTAACCGCGCTGGAGCCACACGCTACAGCCTGCTGGCTGGAGGGCGGCAATACCCGTGTTGCGTCCGTTCCGACCACGCGCAGTCGCCAGATAATCAACATGCAGAGCACAACAGGCAACAACTACCGCCCGCTTTATATCGACTGCACGCTTTACGACTGAGGTGATTATGCGAAAGAAAGACATTACAGCCGCGCTGACCTCCGCAATGAGGAAGGAAGGGTACGAGCTGGACGGGAGTGATCGCCTGCTGATACGCAAAATGGTTATGGACAGCCTGGCATCACAGCGGCGAAGGGAAAACTTTCAGAGATCGGTAATAAATGATTTTACTTGGAAAAGACCCTTAAACCCCAGAACAAGGTAAATCTATCTTTCTTTTTTATTAAGCCACGTACTGATTAAAAACAAAGCCATTGAGCCTGCCAAATTTACTGCTAATTCTGCATGTCGCGCGGCAGGCTTTATTGCTCTACGGTTTTTCCCGTGAGAATCACCTAGCCGATTTCTTAATATACCTAAACCATTAACGACTGAAGAGCATCCACCTAATATCTGCTTAAATACAGGTTCAGAATGTTGATCACTTGAAAGATTTAACTCCTTTGATACTGCTTTGTATAACTCTGACATATCAGGGTTTTTGTCATTATAAGCAACATTCATATCATCCAAAATGTGCTTACAAACAGTCTCAAGCAAAGTTCGAGCCGAAGTTATAGCGCCATCAGTGTCAGTATGCCTTCTTTCTAAAGCTTTGGCCCATACGGAATGAACACCATCTTCATTAAATAATCGAAGAACATCAGATATTTCGTCGTCGGCAGGTGCTTTGTTTTTTCCTTCAATGTAATCCATTAGAGGCTGGAATTCTTCCCAGATAAATTGTCTACGCTCAGCATAGCTTCTAAATTTAAATTTAATGAACTGCCAGAATTGATCCCCTCCTCTATTGGTTCGGATAAAACTTGGAATAAGGGTTTGATAAACAGGAGAATCGATGAAGAAGGCCCTAAGCAGCTGATAATCGCTAGATGAGTGTGATCCACCTGTAGCAATGCTTATCAAGATGGATTGAAATGCTTCAGCCTTATCAAAGTCATTGTCCAACTCATCCATGATAGTTTTCAT